GATCGGGTAATAACACGAGACGACGTTGACTTCTACAAAACTACTTACCTCGATAATCCATTCTTACCAAGTAACATTATATCGGAGATTGAAAGGCTCAAACAAACCGACGAAAATTATTGGAGAATATACGGTCTTGGTGAAAGAGGCCAAAGCAAAGCGGTTATATTCTCCTACCAAGAGGTAGGTAATATACCTGAGGGGGCTTCGTTAGTAGCCGCAGGGATGGACTTCGGATTTACTAATGACCCTACGACTTTAATAGTAGCCTATCGCAAGGACATCGATTTATACTTTCAAGAACTGATATACGAGACGGGGCTAACTAATAGGGACATACACCACAAGCTGCAATCGCTAGGGTTTGATAAGAGGACAGAAATATTCGGAGATAGCGCAGAGCCTAAATCGATAAAGGAGTTGCAGCTATTTGGGTGGAATATAAAGCCAACGGCAAAGGGTGCCGATTCTGTTATGGCAGGAATCGATATGCTAAAGCGATACCGATTGAATGTTACTAAAGGAAGTATAAACTTGATAAAGGAATTTAGAAACTATAAATTCGTAGAGGATCACAACGGCAAGGTTCTCAATAAGCCGATAGATGCGTTCAACCACGCCATCGATGCAGCGAGATACGCTACCTACAACAGATTAAGCCGACCAAACTACGGAAGGTACGCAGTAAGATAATAACGTTATTTAAATATGGAAATCGATATTATAGTTCCTGAGGGGCTACACGACATTAAATTAGAACAATACCAAAAGTTTATCGCTTTGAAGAGCGAGGACGAGTTGTTTCTAGCACAGAAGTGCGTAGAAATATTCTGTAACGTTCCCCTTATACTTGTGGATAAGATGTCGTACAATGATGTTAGGCAAATCTCGGCAAGGATCTTCAGTTACTTTCGGGACAAGCCTGAACTCGTAGTAAAGAAAAAGCACGGGGGTAAGCAATTTGGGTTCGTGCCTAACTTAGAGCAAATCACGTTAGGGGAGTTTACCGATATAGATTCTAATATAACGGATTGGCGCAATATGCACCGTGTAATGGCGGTGCTGTATCGACCTATCGTTAGCAAGGTGGGTAAGTACTATCAAATAGAAGAGTACGACGGTACAGACAAGTACGCCGAGCTTATGCTGTCAATGTCGCTCGATGTAGTTATGGGTAGCCTTGTTTTTTTTTATCGTTTAGGGATCGACTTGTCGGCAGCTATGGCGGTATATTTGGAGGAACAGAGCAAACAGACCTCAGCGCCCAAGCAAACTTTGGTCGAAAGTGGGGATGGTACGGAAGTTTTTATGCGCTCGCTAAAGGTAGCGTTATCGAATTTGAAAGGGTTAGTCGACTCCCCCTCCATACCGCACTAACGTACCTTGAATTTGAGAAAGAAAAGAACGAACTAGAAAGAAAACTATTAAAGATATGAGAGGGTACTACGACCTATTAGAAAAACTTAGAGTATCGCTAGAAGCGAACCCTAGTATAAACACAGTAACGGAGGGCGACTTAATGGATGTGGACTTAGCGAAGCAGACGATATTTCCTTTGTCGCATATCATTGTGCAAAATGCTACGTTTGAAAGCACGACTATAACTTTCAACCTTAATATTTTGTTTATGGATTTGGTCGACTTTAATAAGGACGAGCCAAAGGCCGATATTCCCTTCCGAGGTAATGATAATGAGCAGGACGTACTAAATACTATGCTAGCCGCAGCGAATAAGCTGTGGAGTGATCTATCGAGAGGCGACCTATTCGTAGATAAATACCAAATAAGCGGCACGCCATCCTGCGAGCCATTCGTTGAAAGGTTCGATAACCAATTAGCGGGTTGGGATATGACCGTAAGTATTACAATAGCCAACACAGATATAAGCGTTTGTTAAATGGGTGCTTTTGATCCTGAATATTTAAAAAAGGCCTTCGATAGATTTGGGCGTACCGTGGTTGATAAGGCACGGAATAACCTATCGGCTCAGGGCAAGAGTGTTTCGGGTAAACTGAGCAAGAGCCTCGACTACTCTATGAAGGAAAGCGCAAGCGGAGATTCGTTCTCGTTCTCTTTTCTTATGGAGGGCTACGGAGAATTTCAGGATAAAGGAGTAAGCGGTATTAAGAAAAAATATAATACTCCTTACACTTATAAAAGCAAGATGCCCCCTAGAGGAGTTATAGACCGTTGGGCAGTCCGTAAAGGGCTGCAAGGTATAAGAGACGACAAGGGGAGATTTATATCGAGAAAGAGTTTGGTATACCTAATACAAAGAAGCATATACTACAAGGGCATAAAGCCTAGTTATTTTTTTAGTAAGGCTTTTAAACTTGAGTTTAGGAGATTGCCGCAGGATATACGAGAGGCCTTTCAATTAGACCTCGACGAATTTATGAAGTTTACACTACAAAATATTTTTAAATAATGCCTATCGTTTCACCAACTACGCTCGTAGGGGCAAGAAGCCCCATATACATTACGGCTAACTATTCAAGCCTATCGGGTCAGCTTATAGATGTAACTCTAGAGGTTTATGTTTGGAATGCTGCTCGAGGCAGTAGACCTGCGACAGCTAATTATACTTTATTCCGTGATGTGTTTGTCGGGGAAGATGTAACCTTCGATATAGGCCCACTTGTCGAAGAGTATATCGTCAACGATTACGACGATAGGGAAGTAACAGCCGCACAGCCTTCTATCGACAAGGGCGTTTGGTGGGTTCAGGTAGATTATGACGTTAACTATTACAACAAATCAGATCCACCCGCAGTCGCTAACGACACGGGTAGTACCAACATCTTTTATTCGAGCAATGGATACCACACCTTTGCAGAGGAAGCGAACTACGAATATCCCGTAGACTTCTTACATACGATAGATACTTTCTACGTACAGAGAAACGGCATAGAGACTGTAAAAGTACACTTGGGCAACTACGGATCCGATGAGGTTTACTACATTGGGTATTTAGCAGGAGATGGAACATCGAAAACCATAGACATAAGCTCGCTGCATAGCTCGACACAACCTGAGGGTCGTATCGTAGAGGTTCCGATAGGGCCTAATAACCTTAACGATTGGTTGGTTGCTAATTCATCAACGGCTACGCCTCCAACGAGTAGAGACAGCTATACGATAACAATTCTCGACGATGGATCTGCGGAGCTTGAGCGTATAACTATTGAGAAGGTATGCGAGCCTAAGTATGACATCAACGAAATAAAATATATTAATCGTTATGGGGTTTGGGATTACCTCCACTTTTTCAAACGTAGCGACGATGACTTCACGGCTAGCAGCTCGGAATACCGCAAGGCTTTGGGCAGCTCTTCGTCGAGTGGGTTTACATACGATAAAACCGAATCCCTCTACACTAAGTTTAACACTAATGGAAAGACGACCACCACGCTTAATAGCGGGTGGGTACTCGAGGAATACCGAGAAGCCTTTAAGGATTTATTACTTTCGGAAAGAGTGCTATTAAACGGCTCCCCCGTAAATGTTACTACTACGTCCCTAAGACTTAGTAAGTCGATAAACGACAAAATGATTAACTATACTATTCAGGTAACAGAAGCTTTCGATACTCGCTATGTATAATCTTGACCTATATATCGATGGACAAAGAGCCGACTTATTCGGTGATGAATCCGTAGAGATGACACTAACCACCCAAAACGTAAATGACTTGGGGGCTGTTTACGGTGATTATAGCAGAAGCTTTACGTTGCCTGCAACTAAGGTTAACAACGCTATATTTAAGCACTATTACAACGTCGATATATATGGAGGCTTCACGGCAGCTCTGCGCACGGATGCCATAATAGATGTAAACAAGAATTTTTTTCGTGAGGGATCTATCGAGTTAACTAGTGTTGAGCTAAAGAACAACGAGCCGTATTCGTATATGGTCTCGTTCTATACCTCGACCACTTCACTAAAAGACCTATTCGGGGAGGACACACTTAACGGGCTAGACTTATCTGCGTTAGACCACGGATATAACGACACGAATATAGAGGCAGGACTTGACGGCTACGTTAGCGGGACTAGTAGCTCGGTTATTTACCCGATGATTACACCCGTTACAAGGTGGTTCTATAATTCACAAGGTGGTAACCACGATGCGGGAAATATCCATTACCATAACGACACCGACCACGGTGCTTTTTGGTATGACTTTAAACCCGCTGTAAAGCTGACCAAGATTATAGATGCGATAGAGGCTAAATACGGCATTGAGTTTGAGAGCGATTTATTTGCCTCTTCGGATTTCGGTAGGCTGTTTATGTGGTGCCATCGTAGGGCGGGGTATATGTTCAAGGATCAACCTAACGGTTTCACCGCACAAAAGATAGATTTTACGGCAGCCGATAATAGTAACTTTGATCTTACTAACGACACGTGTACGATAAATAATAGCTCTTGGGTCAATGCCGCAGGGCAGCATATTATATACTATAATTATGTAATAACGTCGACAGATACTTATAAGATTCAAGCTTTCGTAAATGGAGAGTTGCAAACAACTAGAACACATACGGGTAATGCAAATCAAAATGTATTTTTAGGCGAGCTTCAATTTGGCGATGTTATAGATTTCAGAATATCG